TCAGGATAATGAAGCGAGCAGCAGCGGCAGCGAAAGGTCGAAGGTTCCGACCTGCCTGACCCACAGCGGCGCCGGACCGTGCGCGGCAATCAGCGCCGTCCGCTCCGCTAAAGTCAGGCGCAGCCATGTGGCATCGCGCTGCCATGATACATGCGGAGCATTGGCTGGGCCGTACCCGACGAGATAGGCCTCACGCTCCTCAACCAGCGGCACTTCTACGCTGTCATCCCACCGCCATTGTCCTCGCCCGCGCCGGGTCCAGCTGAACAGGCTGGCCTGATCGGCTTCGATGCGCACACGCGGATGGACGGGGCATGGCGGTCGGCGCGAAAGGCCCGCATTGGCGAGCGGCGCGATGATGGTTTCGGTATCTCCCGTCCCGATTGCGGCAATACGCGAGGTCGCAAGCGGCGGGACCAGTTGCGGATCAAGCGAGACCAGATTGTCATCGATCACGGTCACCTGTGTCTGTGCTGGGTGGCCCCGGGCAGCCTCCGGCTCGGTGCCGCCCCGGCCGCGCAGCAGCCCGGTGAGCCGCCACCGACCGTCGCCTGCAGGCTCGGCGCGTAAGAAATGTACTAGCTCACCGCCGATGAGCACGCGGTTGGCACCGGCGGCAAGGCCCGCAAGGTCGGTGTCCGCCAGATCGAGATCGCCTGCGACCAGATCGATCACGGCTGTCGCGGCCGGTTCGAACAAAATCCCCGAGGAAGGCTCCAGCGGCGCGCCAAGCGTCCCCATCACTGCGCGCTGCGTTCCCGTGGTGCCGAGATCGACCAGCGCGGTCCCCTGAACGGCGAACAAGGCCGCCCCCCGCCAAGCGCCGTTCGCGCCAGAAGCCGCTGCAAAGATCAGCGGATTGGCCGGGTTGCTGCTGGCATCGGGCGGGACTTCGAAGGCTGCAAGCTGGGTCGGCGGAATGACCAGATCGGTAGGCGACAGGCTCTCTCCCGGGTCGCTCCGGCGCGCGGTACCGCCTGCGGGGGCGAGTCGCTCCAGCTCAAGAGCGATCCCTCGATCCAGCCATTCCCAGCTGCGCAGCAGCCAGTGGCCGGGAATGTCCGGCAGGCGCACGATGCGACCGGGTGTGAGCCGCGGATCGAGCTCACCGATTCGCCAGCTGACAGTCTCGTGCTGCCAGCGCGCGCGATTGGCGCTGTCATTGGCGAGGCTGCGCGCGCCGCTGGCGGTCATGGTTGCGGGCAGGTCGATCATCAGCTCGCGGCCCGCTGGGCGGGCTCCAGAAGCGCGCTGCACCCCGGTCTGATAGTCGCGATCCTCGTCGTAATATCGCAGGGCAGCAGGGGAGCGTGCGGGCACGCCAGCGCGCTGTTTGTGCGATGCTTCATCTTGCTGCCGGTCATCTGTCGCGAGTTGGTCGGGCAGAGTCACAATGCCCGCCGCGGCCGAGTCGCGAACGGCGATGGTGAGGCCCTCGCTCCCTGACATGCAGACCAGCGGGATCACCTGGTCAATCGCCGCGAGCGTCGATGCCAACGGCCCGCCCTCATCGGCAAACCCGCGTGCATGGGCCAATGGCGCCGCAATGGCGGGGCCTGCCGCATCCGGCACCAGCTGCGCCAGCGACACGCTCTCATCCCCGCCATCGGCAAAGATTTCGAAGCTGAGCGCGGGGATGCGGTTGCCGTAATCGCCTAGCTCCAGATTCTCGAACACGACATAGGCGCAGTCGCGGAAAGCGGGTGCGGCAGGGCCCTTGGCTGCGGCGATCAGCGGGTCCACCGGATCATCGCCGAAGCCGCGATAGACGCGCAAAGTCCCGCCGACCTTGAGGTCATCCTGCGCGCCGCGCAGCAGGTTGCCATCGGCCCAAATCCGCCCGACACGGTCGATCGGCGTGCTCGACAGCGCCACCGCAAAGGATGCGGTATAGGCATAGACCGTGGTCGAAGGCTGGCCCTTACGGCCCTTCTCCTTGCGCTTGCTCTCGATCAGATCTGTCGACCAGATCACCGTGCCGGGCACCCGCATCCGTCCGAACTGGCGCGGGATCGGCTGGCCATAGCTCGACGTGCTGATCGCCAGATCGCGCAGGCGTGGCCCCTCTCGCCCGCCGGGGGCAAAGATCCGCGAATCGATTTGCTGGCCGATCAACGCGCCGAAGGATGCGCCGATCGGGCCGCCAATCGCCGTGCCCAGCGCTGTCAGAACTATCGTCGCCATGACCTAGCCTTCTTTCTGAGGTGCGAACCGCCACTTGGCATGAACCTGCCAGGCGGGATCGAGCGGCTGGAGCACCACGCGCCGCAGCCCGGCGTGGGCGTGGATGACGGTCACTGCGTCGGCGGCGATCACGAGATGGTGCTGGCAATGCGCGAGCGCGATCAGCAGCACCTCGCCTGCGCAAATGGCGCCGGGTGCGGGCACTAGTCCCGACTGCTGTGCGAGCGGCAACCACTGGGCGATATCGAGATTGCGCAGGCCATAGCCGGTCGGAACCGCGGGGCGCACACCGCCTGCCGCGAGCGCGGCCGAGACCAGTCCGACGCAGTCGAGCCCAGTCGCCGGATCGCGGCCGTGGAGCCGGAACGGACTGCCAATCAAAGCCCGCGCGGCCTCGGCCAGCGCTACGTCGGGCGCAGTCATGGCTGGCCGTAGCGGGCGAGCAGGTCATTGCCCGGCAGGAACGGCTCGCCACGGAAGTTCGCGGCATTCCCGAACCGCGCGGCGCAGGTGGCGATGGTATGGTCGCAGCCCTCGCGCAGTTCCGCCCTTGTGCCGAGCGGGGTGCCAGCCACCAGCGGCCTGTCGAGCACCAGCCAGTCCCCCTCGGCATCAATGACCCCGAAGGCCACTCCGGTCTGCGGCCCGGCCATGAAGCGCAGCCGGCCATCGACATGCGCCTCGCCATCAAGGCCTGCAAACCGCACCCGATTGGTTTCGAGATCGATCGCGACAAGTGGCTGCACCGCAGTAAACCGCACCGCCGAAAGCCCGCACCCGCGCCCGCAAAACTCGGCGCGGCAAGTGGGGCTGGTGCGGGGCACGAGATCTTGTTCCAGCAGGCTCTTGGTGGATCGCAGCTCGGCCGAAAACTGCGTGCTGTCGTCCTCGATCCGCCCGATCTGCCCGGTGTAGAGCGTGTGGTGATCGAGGCTGATCCAGTCGACCGCGCCGATGGCGATCGCGGCTTCATCGAACAACCCGGCGGCCAGTTCGTCCGCGCGGATCGAATCGTGGTTGAGCACGCCCTGCACTTCGGCGCTGTCATTGGCGAGTTCCGAGGTCAGGCGGATGGCTGCGGGGATCATGCCGGGGGCAGCGAGATGCCGGATGCCGTCGAAGCTGAGGTCGCGGTCGTGGCTGGTGAAGGCCAGCGCCGCCCCGTCGCGGCGATAGATGCGCCAGAAGGTCGCCACCGTGTCGAGTTCGCGGTCAAAGAATACGCGCATCAGGCGGACTCCCGGATCTCGATCAGCGGCACCGAGGGTGCTTCCCCGGCGGCGAAGTTCACCGCTGCGACATCAAGCCGGTCCTCGGCAAACCGCACCGGCACATCGAATCGGAAGCCGGCGCGGATGTCGGCCCCCGCTGGCGGCGCGGTGAGGAAGCGCAAGGTGCCCTTCTCGCCCAGCGTCCAGGCTGTGCTGGCCGCACCGCCAACGCTCACCACCAGCGTTTCGGCGCGCGGACGGGTGATCGGACGCACCTGCGGCTCGGCCCCGCCATAGGACTTCACCAGCTGGAAATCGGCGCGCATGCCGTCGGCAATGCCGAGCAGCTGATCGAGCATCGTCGGCGCGCCCGTCATCCCGTTCGAGCTGTTGTCAAACGGGTCCATGATCCGGAACCCCCGCGCCGGACCACGCCGGGCGCGGAAGAAGGCGATCAGTTCGGACAATTCGCCTTCCGAGCGGATGCCGGGGCCGACATCGAAATGCAGTCGGGCGTCCGACCACAGCGAATTGCGCCGCTCATGCCCGGAGGCGGTGACCGCGATCGAGGTCGAAAACTCGGGTGCGACCGAGGCGCTTCGCCCCAGCGCGAAGGGGTAAAGGACGTTGTCGAAGGGATCCATGGCTTGCTCCGGCGGAGGGGCGAGGCGGGTGTAGCCGTCGCGGTTAACCTGCGGCAGCGCCCAGACGTAGCGCCGGGTGATGCTACGCGCGGCGGCCTCGTCCAGCCCGCTGTCGATGCGCGCCCACATCACGTCCGCATCGGCAGGATTGAGCACGAAACCAGCGAGATAGTCCTGATCGGCGGGCAGATAACCGAGCCGGGCATCGACCAAGGCATAGGCCGCACGCCGGGCCGCATCGGCGCCGGCCGTGAGCCAGTCGTAATCTTCCAGCTGCAACCGGTCGAAGGCCGGGGCCGCCCATCCGGTCGGGAGATTGGCCCGGTAAAGCTCGGGAGTGGCGGGATCGAGGATCGTCGGCGTGAAGGCGAGCAGCAGAACCTCGGACGGCCCCTGCGCCGCGCTCCGGACAGCGGCCGTCAAAGCTGCGGTCGACTGGGCAAGCAGCGCGCCTGCTGCATCAAGCAGCGATGTTGCCGCCGCATCGAGCGGCGCGGCGATATTGGCGATGACCGGCGGGTTGCCTCCGAAAGCCGCCTTGGCAGCATCGTCATAAAGGCAGATTTCCCGCGCAGGGGTAACCCACCACCACGGCTCTCCGATCTGGAAGCGGACGGGCAAATCCGCATCTTCGAGCAGGGCAACAAAGATGCGGGCCACATCGGCCAGCCAGCCCATTGCCTGCGCATTGGCGGGAGACAGCAAGGTCGAAGGCGGCACCCACCCGGTCAGCGCCGGGGCACCGCTGGCGGTGCGTTGTTTCCAGCTTTCCGGACAATAGGCGTCGAACAGCTCGTAGGAGAGTGAAGCAATGACCTCCAATCCGCCTGCCTGCGCCAGCGTGAAGAAACTGCGGTGCCAGACTACAGCAGGCTCGCACAACTCACCTTGCGACGAAGCAAGCAAACCGCCATCCGCCTGCCGCGCGAGCCGCATGAAGTGGCTCATCCCGACATAGTGGATGATATCGTCGCGGTAGCCGAGCCCGGTCACCGCGCGCAGCAGCCGTGCCGGGGTCTGGTTGTAGGCGTCGTCATAGGCAGTCGCTATGCGTTCGCCGTGCGGGGGGACGAGCACGTCGCCCAGTTCCAGCATGGTCCGCGCGCCGTCGGCGGCGATTTCGGACATGGTAACCGATCCATCGAACCGCGAGGGCAGCGGCGCGGTGCTGCCCCAGCTGAAGCCGGGTGCCACCAGCGAGATGAACATGCGGTCGATATCGCCGGGATGAATCGGCTCGCCCGGCAGGCCGTAACCGCTTTCCAGCTCCGAAAACGGCAGGCTGATCCGCGCGTCAGTGGGCGTGCCTTGGGCATAATTCCACAGCCGGATGTACCACGTGCGCGGCAGCCCCGCAGCATCGCGCCCCTCGACCGTCAGCGTCGGCCCATTGGGTTGATCGAGCGCGATCACGCCATCCGATTGCCAGCGAAAGCGCAGCGTCGTGCGCGAATAATCGCGGTCGGTCTGGTAGGCGAGGAGTGGGTGATCGAGCGTGTCGGCGCTCTCCCAGATCAGCCCGACCAGCTCGCCTTCATGATGCAGTTCGATGTCGACCCGCAAGGCGTCCGGGCCGGTTGTCACCACGGATGCCATCGCGGGCCGGGGAAAATTGACGGTCCAGAAGCGCGGATCGAAGCGCTGGATGAAGGTGCTTTCCTGCGCGCGGCGTTCGCGGGCGAGCCAGAATGCCATCGGAAATCCCCTCGCTCAGGCCTGTTGCAGCGCGCGGCGCACGGCGCTCGCGATCTGGCGGGAGGAGCGCTGCATCGCGGTGGGTGCGGCCTGACCGCGCGGAACGGCGACCTGGATGGCCACGCGAACATCGCGGCCTGGCGCGGCCATGCCGGTCTCGACCCGTCCGGCGGCGGTGGGCACGAACACCTCCGGCCCGCTCTCACCAACGAGATAGGCCCGTCCCGGCGCCACCGGTCCGCCAGTTGCGCGGCCCGGCAGGCCGAACAGCGCGCCGATCGATTGGCCGAGCAGATTGCCCAGACCCCCGCCTCCGCCGCTAGTGCCGCCAAACAGATTGCCGATCCCCGATTGCAGCGCATATCCGGCGATCTCGGCGAGCGCGCTGAAGGCGACGCGCTTCAGATCGTCAAACCCCAGGCTGCCGCGCCGCAGCGCGCCGAGCAGCCCCCGCTCCAGCACATTGCCCGCGCGGCTGAACCCGTCGAGCAGCGAGCCATCGAGCGAACGGCGCATCGCTTCCACATCGCTGGCAAAACCATCGGTCTGGGCGCGCACGTCGATCACCAGTTCTTCAAAATTGTCAGTCATCGGCGTCGCGCTCCATCATGCGGGCGATTGCCTCGCGGCTCGGCGGGGAAGGGGTGGTCGGGTCTTCGGGGGCAGCGAGCGCCATCGCCAGTTCGGCGGGCGTGGCGTTCCAGAATTCGCCGGGACGCCAACCGAGCAAGCGTGCGGCGAGCGCGCACCAGCGGGCGGCAGCGCTACCGAAACTGTCGGTCATGCCTCGCCCTGAAGCACTTGGGCCAGCACCGCCCGCACCGGGGCGGTTGCTCCGACCAGCCCCATCGCCAGCACCGCCGTACCGACCGCAACCCGCTCGGGTCGGCCCTCGGCAGGCAAGCAATGCCACAGCAGCGCGGTCATCTCGGTCAGAGTCAGCGCGCCGCCTGCCGCCCGCTCGACCAAGGCGAACAGCGAACCCAGTTCAGCCTCGGCCAGCACCAGATTTTCAAAGCTCGGGCGCAGCACATAGCTCACACCGGCCACAGCCAGCGCGCATTCGCCCCGCAGCGGGTTGGCGGCGACGGTCATGCCGGTACCACCGCGCCGGAGCTTTCTAGCTGGAGCGTGTAGCTGCGCTCCCCATTGAAATCCCCGGCATAATCCAGCCGCTGTACCAGAAACCAGCCCCGCAACTTCTCGCCGTCTTCGAATGACAATTCGTAATTGTCGAGCGTCCCGGCGAGCGCATGGGCGCGCACGGTGGCTTCGGCCGTGCTGCCGAGAAAGATCCCTGCCGCGCTGACCGAGACCGAGCGGGTGCCCGCACCTGACAGCAGGTCGCGCCAGCCGCCCGATTGCTTGTGCGTGACGACCACGGTGTCGCCATTGATCGACATCTGCGTCGTGCGCAGGCCAGCGATGGTCTGGTAAGCCGGAGGCGAGGCTCCGTCGGCGATCTTGAGCAGGAAGGCGGCGCCGGATTGTGCGGGCATGATGGCTAACTCCTAGAGCGGGGCGAACAGGCGGAAACGGTATTCGAGCAAGGCGGCGCGGCGGTTGTCGGCCCGGGCCTCGCTGCGTGAGCGCAGGAAGCGGATCGAGGCGAGTTCGAAGCCCGGCTGAAACGGCGGCAATTCGAGCACGCGCCGCTCGATCGCGCTGAGCAGACTGGCATCGCCCGCAGTCAGATCGGTGTAGCTTTCAAGCTCAAGCGCGATGCGGACCTCGCGGCCTGCGCGGTCCTTGGAGCCCCAGTCGGTCGAGGCGCTGGCGGCGATGCCGAGCCACGGCGGAGTGACGGAAAGCGGTGCTTCTTCCTCGATCGCGTTGAGCGCTGCCAGGGCCGGATCGGCGGCCAGCCAGCCGATCAGCGCGGCGCGCAGGTCATTTTCCATCGCGGGGGTCTCCCAACAGATCGGGCCACAAGGTGGCCGCCGAATGCCAGTCTGACCGCGCTGGCGAGCGGCGCTTGGTTGCGCGGCCTGCTGCGATCCGCGCGGCGCGGGTGCGCAGGCGCTGCACCAGTTGGTCTGCGCGGGCGGAGGCGCGGATCATCCGAACCGCACGTCGCGCCAAGGCCGCCACAGGGCGGTGACGCTGGCAGGCGGAACGGCGCTGGCGCTGGCTCCGCCGGGACCATCGCGGTGGCGGAAGTGATGGGCGGCGAGGCGAATGATGCCGTGACGCAAGGGGGCGGGCAGTCCGCTCCAGTCCTCGGCAATCCCGACCACCAGTTGCAGCGCCAGGCCTTGGCCCTCCAACGGGCGTCGCAGCTGGATGCAGGCCGAGCCTGAGATGCGCCATTCCAGCGCGTCGGTCAGCGCGGCGATGACCTCGCGGCTGCCGTCCGGTGCTATGAGTGCCGCGCCGGTCACCTCGCGAACCGGGCGGCAGACCAGCTCCTGCCATCCCCCCGCCAGCGGAATGATTTCCTCGACCGTCTGCCTCAGTGGCGTCTTGCCGGTGAAGGCTTCGCAGATGGTGAGGCTGGCAAGGAGCAATTGCTCAAGCGTTTCATCGTCGTTGGGGCGGGTGATTCCGAGCCAGTGCTTGAGCTCCGCCAGCGCGGCGTCGCCCGTCACCGGGGGCTGCACGATTGTCCGCTGCATCGCGGTGTCTCCCAGAATATGGTTCACACGAAATGCGCCCGCATCGCTGGCGTCAGACTGGGGAACGGCCTGAAGCGATGCGGGCGCGAGAGCCCGGTGGGCGCGAAGGGGACACGCTGCCCGGCCGGGGGAGGAGGTCTGGCGCTGGGCCTAGAGCTCGATCTTCAGCAGCTTGATCGCGTTCGAATCGAGCACCTTCCCGCCGATCCGCTTGGTCGCGTAGAAGTGCACGAAGGGCTTGTTGGTGAAGGGATCGCGCAGCACCTGCGTGGCGCCGCGCTCCGAGATCAGATAGCCGGACCGGAAATTACCGAAGGCAATCGGGAAGGTTCCTGCGGCGACATCGGGCATATCCTCGGCCTCGACCACCGGGTAGCCGAGCAGGCGGTCGGGCTGGCCTTCGACCAGACCCGGCTGCCACAGGAATGCGCCATCGACCGTCTTGAGCTTGCGGATCGACGCCAAGGTTGCCGAGTTCATGACGAACGCTGCGCCCTGTCGGTAGCCGGCCTTGAGCATATGGACCAGGTCTATCAGCTTGGTGTCAGGCGCAGTGCCGAGCCCGGTGGCGTTGCCCGAGCCGACATATTGCAGCGTGCCGAAGGCGCGCGTGGCGTCAGGGGTGATGGCTTTGGCGGCGGTGAGGAAGCCTTCAGGCTGATTGGTGCCGGTGCCCTTGACGAAGGCACTGCCTTCGGCGCGCGCGAACTCGGCCGCGATCTCGCTGGCGAGCCAGGTTTCAATGTCGAACCCGGCGTCGTCGAGCATCGCCTGACTGGCTGCCGGATTGGCGTAGAGATCACCCATCGGCGGGGCGATTTCCGCGAATTTGGGCGTGGCGGTTTCGGGTCGCGTGGCCGTTTCGCTGACCCAGCCTGAAGCCGTGCCGCTGGTCGTGACCAGCTTGCGATAGCCTGCCGTTCCCGTCTGAACGACCTGCGCGATAGCGCGGATCGGGCTGATGCTGGTGAGCACATCTGCGATCAGCGCGTCGATCTGGCGCGGCACGGCAAAGCCGCCATCAGCTGGGACGACTCCGCTGACCGACTTCAATTCGGTCTCGCGCCCGCGACGCAGATAGCCATCGACGAAGCTTTTCACTTCGGTCGCATCGCCCGCCGGGGCAGCGCCGCCCATTGCCGGACGGCTGGCTGCGCGGGCAACCTTGTCGAGCCGCGATTTCACCTCGTCAACATCGCCGCGCAGGGCGGTGATATCGGCTTCGGCCTGATCCTGCCGCGCCAAAAGGTCGAAGCTGGCGTCCAGCGGGTCGGTGGCGGTCATCGGGGAGGGGGTATTGTCCATGGGGCAGTGGCCTTTCGGTTGGGCAAAAAAAGGCCGCTCCAGAGGCGGCCGGTGGAAACGGAATGGGCAGGCAGTGTCAGCGCAAGAGGTGGACGCGGGCGCCGTGCTGGAGAGGGTGGGTGACCAGGCTGACTTCGAACAGGTCGATCTCCAGCAATTCGCGCCCCGCCGCCGATTGTCGCGCTGCGCGGGTGCGGAAGCCGAAGCTGAGGCCGTTGACGTGGCCTGCCGACAGCATCTGCGCCGCGCGGCTATCGGGCCGGTTGATCCGGGCGATGACGCGCAGGCCGCGAGCATCCTCGGCGGCTTGTTCGATCACGCCGATCGGCTGATCTGGCCGATGTTGCCAAAAAAGCGGCACCGGTTGGTCACGTGCGGCCAGCGTGCGGGCAAAGGCACCGCGGCGGATCGTGTCGCGCCCGGCATCGGCAATGTCGAACAGGGCGGCATAGCCTGCAAAGCGCAGCGGGGCGGGCGCGCTCACAGCCGATCCCACATTCCGAATCGCACGGCGATCCCGATCAGCAGCACAGCGAGCGCACCGCGCACGATCCAGTCGACCAGCGCCTTCCACGCGCTGGTCTTGGCATCGCGCCACGCCCTCAGCAGCTCGCGCAGTTCAACGAGATCGCCCTCCGCGCCCGCATCGCCGAGGCCGAGCCGTTCCAGCGCGCGGTCAGTGGCGAGCACGCTGGTTTCCTCAATGATGGCGCGCAAGGTGACCACTTCGGCCCCTTCTTCGCGCGCCTGCGCCATCAGGCTGGCAAGGATGTCTTCTCGGCTCATGGGGCAGTCTCCTCAGGCGGCAGGCCCAGCATCTGGCGCTTTTCGGCGCGGCTCAGAAAATCGGCGTCCGAGACCTGCGACCACAGGCGCTCACGGTCTTCGGACAGGGCCGGAACCCGGTCGAGATCGATCCTGAGGTCGGCATCGCGAAACCACGGAGCGAGGCCTTCGCGCAGGGCTGCAAGCAGCTTTTCGGCGAGCGGCAACAAAGTCAGCCGCCACAGCGCGCGGCTCGCCTCGCGGTAATTGGCGTAGGTGTTGTCACCCGGCAGGCCGAGCAGCATCGGCGGCACGCCAAATGCCAGCGCAATATCGCGCGCCGCCGCGCTCTTGAGTGTCGCAAAGTCCATGTCGGCAGGGGTGAGCGCCATGCTCTGCCACTTGAGCCCGCCGTCGAGCAGCATCGGGCGGCCTGCATTGACCGCGCCCGAAAAGGCAACGTCAAGCTCGCGCTTCAGCCGGTCGAATTGTTCGAGCGTCAGCGCTGCGCCGTCCCCCGATTCGTGAACCAGCGCGCCCGAAGGTCGCGCCGCATTCTCAAGCAGCGCACGGTTCCAGACGGTCGCCGCATTGTGGATCAGCACCGCCTGCCATGCCGCCTGAAGCGCGCTTGCCCCGCGGTGGTCGTCAAGCGGGTGCATCGTGCGGATCGCGATCACGCCGGGCCACCCGTCCTCATCCTCGATCGGCAGGCGGTTGGTGTGGCTGCCGACGGTGTAATCATAGCCGCACGGCCAGCCATTGTGATCGAGCACCACCTTGACCCGGTCCGGGCGCAGCGCGAACAGCTCAACCGGCACACCGGCCGCGTCCTTGAGGATCTGCACATAGCCATTGCCATGCAGCAGCAGGTTGGCCGCGAGCGTTTCGATCAGCGATTGGCCCGCGCTGGTCGCCGTTACCAGCGCAGTCAGACGCGGGTCTGAGCACTGGAGCGGTGCCTGCCCGACCCCCTCGGCCAGCAGCCGCACGGATCGCTGGGCGATGGGGTTGGCCAAGAACCCATCGGTGATGCCCTTGGTGTAATCGTAGCCGCGTAGTCCCGGGCCGGGATCGAACGCGGGCGGCCAGCCCTGCATGGCGCCGTGCGCAAGCGGCACGCGGGTGCGCTCCCCGCCCTTGAAGGCGGAGAGGATAGTGTCGAGCAAAGCCATCGCAGTTCCTTCGGTTAGATCTGCCGAACGCTGGGGCGAAGCTGGCGCCCCAGCAGCAATTCGGTGAGCGCCCAGACGGCCGCGTCGGCGCGGTCGGGGCTGTTGCCGGGGCCAGCGTAACTGCCGCCCACCAGCAAGCCGCACAGCTGATCTTCCAGCCGAGCAAACACGCCCACATGCCGCACGCGCCCGGCGGCATAGAGCGCCGCGACTGGCTCAGCCCGAGCGACCTTGCCGCGACTGGCGTGCACCAGCTTGACCGGCAGCGCCTGATCGGCGGCGCGCAGCACGCTTTCGACCATCGCGCCGCCCTGATTGGCTTCGGCCACCACCCGGTCCGCGTTCCATTCGCGCGCCGCATCTGCGACCCGCTCAGCCCATTCGGCCGGAGCCGCGCCGCTCACCGAGCAATCGGCCAGCACCCGCGCGATACCGTCATCGCCAAGGGCTGCGACCACAATCCCGCACTCGTCGCCACGCGTGCTGGCGGGCGGATCGACCGCCACCACGATCCGTACCGCTTCAGGCACCGGACCATGTTCGCGGGCCTGTTCGAGCAGCGCGCGGGTCCACAGCGCACCTTCGACATCCTCCAGCAACTCACCGTCGATTTCCTGTCGGGCGAGATTGCTCCCACCAAACTCGTTCGCGATCGCGGTGAGGAACCGCTCGGGCAGGTTGGCTGCGTTTGCTAAGGTCGAACCGCGTGAAATCACGACTTCGTCCGATTGCTCCTGTTGCACCAATCGCTGCACGAGTGGCACCGCACGCGGCGTGGTGGTGACCATGATGCGCGGGTCAGACCCTAGCCGCAGGCCCATCAACAGGTTGTCCCAGCAGCGGGTTGCCCGTTCATGCGCCAGCGGCCACTTGCCAATCTCGTCGCACCAGGCGTGGCTGTGCTGTGGGCCGCGCAGGCCTTCCGGCTCGGCGGCCGAGAATAGCTGGACTTGCGCGCCATTGGCGAACCGGACGCGGTGGAGCGAGGGCTCGAAGTGCGGCATTCGGTCAGGCGGGCAGACCGCCATCAGGCCGGATTCGCCCTCCACCATCACCGCGCGCGCTTCGGCGAGCGATGCGGCGACCAGCGCGATCCGGGCGGTCGGGTCCGCTTCGGCGATCTGGCGCACCCATTCGGCGCCGGCGCGGGTCTTGCCGAACCCGCGTCCCGCCATGATCATCCAGATGCGCCAATCACCGTCGGGCGCGCATTGCTCGCGGCGCGCGAGCAGCTGCCAGTGGAACTGGAATTCGGCCTTCTCCTTGTGGTCGAGGGCATTGGCGATGAGCGGGCCGGCTTCCTCCTCGTCCTCGTCCATCCACTCAAGATCGGCGCTCAACGCGTGCCGTCCGCGCGGGCGCGCTCGTGTTTGAGCCGCAGGCGGATTTCCTCGACCTTGCGATCGATCGAAGCGCGCACTTCTGCGGCGCTGACATTGCGTTGCTGCGCCATAGCCTGCGAGGCGGTGTCGCGATGCGCGGCGAGCAGGCGGATCGCGTTGGCGAAATCATAGCGGCCCGCATCAAGCGTGGAATGGTCGCCCTGCCGCAACCGGCGGACCACTTCCATTTCGAGATGGGTGTAGCCCTCCCACAAAGCGGCGAGCCACAGATTGGCGAATGCGGGTTCCTCGCGCCGAACCTTGTAGGCGCGGCTGACGCTGATCCCGGCCTTGGCGGCGGATTCGCTGACGTTGGAGCTTTCGGCGAGGTGATCGAGGAATAGGACCCGCCAGTGGTTATTGACCCTCTTGGTTTCGCCTGCCCGCAGCTCGGGACGGATGAGGATGTGCTTGCCTCGCGGCTTGGCCATGACGGGTTCTCCTGTCGCCAAAACGAACAGGCGGCACTCCACTGGGGAGCGCCGCCTGGGCGAATCGCTATTTCTCGATGATGCCCTTTCCTAACCGGAGAGCGTCACGATGTCAAGAACAAATAACCAATATGGTTCGCTGGGTAGGTTAGATTATCCCGATTGCCTTGCCTGCGCGTTCGAACATCCCGAGGATGGTCTGCACCTGATCAGCGGTATGCTCCGCGCAAAGCGAGCAGCGTAGCAGGGTCATCCCCGCAGGCGTCGCCGGGGGGCGGGCCAGGTTGACGTATAGGCCTTCCTTGAGCAGCGCCTCCCACATCATCGCGCCCTTCTCGAGATCAGGCATGATCACCGCGATGATCGCGCTTTGCGGGGTTTCGGTGCCGAGCTTGAAGCCCAATGCCTTCAGCCCGCCGTGCAGCGTGCGGCTGTTCTCCCACAGATGCGCGCGCTTGTTGCCGCCGTGCATCAGCTTGCGGATCGAGGTCGCCGAGCTGGCCATCACCGATGGCGGAAGCGCGGCAGTGAACACGTAAGGGCGGCACACCAGCCGCAGCACTTCGAACTTCGGATGGTTGGAAACGCAGAAGCCGCCGACTGTGCCCACGCTCTTGGAGAAGGTGCCGATGATAAAATCGACGTCGTCCAGCACGCCCTGTTCCTCGGCGACGCCGCGGCCATGTTCGCCGATGAAGCCCATCGAATGCGCCTCGTCGACCAGCACCATCGCGCCGTTTTCCTTGCAGACGCGGACCATGTCCTTGAGCGGAGCGACGTCGCCCATCATCGAATAGACGCCTTCCAGCACCACCAGCTTGCCCGCGCCTTCAGGGATGCGCTTCAGCCGCTTTTCCAGCGCTTCGACGTCATTGTGCTTGAACGGCACGACCTCGGCATTGCCCATCGCGCAGCCATCCCAGATCGAAGCGTGGCTATCAATGTCGAGGATGATGTAATCGCCCTTGCCCGCCAGCGTCGAGATGATCCCGAGATTGGCCTGATACCCGGTCGAGAAGACCATGGCGTGGTCCATGGCGTAGAATTCACGCAAGGCCGCTTCGACATCGCGGTGATCGCGGAAGGTGCCGTTGAGCACGCGGCTGCCAGTCGTCCCCGCGCCGAAATCCTCCATCGCCTGCTTGCCCGCCGCGATCACGTCCGGATCGAAGGTCATGCCCATGTAGTTGTAGGTGCCGAGCAGGATCGTATCGCGCCCGTTGCAGATCGCGCGGGTGGGCGAGAGCACCTCTTCCATCACCAGATTGAACGGATCTTCCACCCCGGCGGCCAGCAAGGTCTCGCGGGTCTGGATGATCGGATCAAACTTCGACAGCAGGTCGACAGGTTCGGCGGCGCCAAGGGTCTCGGTCATAGCGGTCGCCATTATCAGCTATCCTGCAACTTGTGGACGGCCGCGACGAGCTGGCCCCAGTTTTCGATCTCGGCCTGCTGGTTCATCGAGATGATCACGTCGAATTCGTCTTCGATCTCGGCGACGAAATCCATCACGGTCAGGCTGTCAAATTCAAGATCGCCGGCAAAGGTGGTCGCATCTTCGATCGTGACGCCCTTTTTGTTGAAGGGTTCGATCAGAGCGCGAATACGATCTTCGACTTCGGCGGGGGTCAT